GGCCACTCTCTGACAGTGATTATTAATGGTATTTGTGGAAGTTTGCTCAAGAGGTATGCTTACTATGCTATGCATGATGTGAGCACCCTCGGACGAATTCCGCTATTCCATCTTATGGTTCTCCTGTTTGTCTATGGAGATGACAATATTTTCAATGTGAATGAAAAGGAGAAACTGTTTAACATGCAAACTTTGGCCAAAGAGTTGTCAAAGATTGGAATAGTTTATACAGATGCACATAAGGTGGCTCCCCAGAAACCATTCATGTCGTTGGACGAGATCACTTTTTTGAAGAGGTCATTCAATGATCATCCTGTTGTCGGTACTGTCGGAGCACTCGAGCTGGATTCAGTGTGGAAGAGCATGGCAATGACGAAGAAGCCGCGGAAGCGTGAGGAGAGTGTGGCACAGATTTGTGCCCAAGTGATGGCTAGCGGCTTGATCGAATTGTACTGGCATGGACCAGATATGTACGACCATTACAAACCAATCTTCCAGAGGATTGCTGAACAAGCAGTGGACAAAGAGGGTCATCGTGTTCTTGATTTCTACCATCCTTTGGAAAAGGATGAGATTGTCGCTCGTTTTATGGCCACAGATTGTAGGTACCAAAGAGCGCAAGACAAGCTCCAGTCTCTTGGTGCCCACAGTGGTTCATGGATGTGCGGTGAAGAAACCGAACCTCTTGCTGTTGATTTGTATGCCCATTGTAATGGCAGGGATCCATCTGGTCTTTTGTCATGGGAGATTTTCATGTTTTTCTTCTTGTGGGCCAAGTTGATTGGCGTGCCCATAATTTTCAACAATCATTTTGAGGTGTTGAGGGGACATGTGAAAGGCAACCACTATTCATGCCTTTATATGCCCTTGGGTATGAAGATCCACTTGTTGATCATCGCTTTCTTGACGAATTGGAAGGCTATACTGTTTGCTCATTTCGTGTTACATTTTAATTGTGCTTTATGTTTGTATTGTTTTTACAATTTCACGGGTTTGTTTGATGGTCATGGAATCGATGCCATGAAAGTCCTCAGGAACTTTGCGGGTTATACCCTACAAGCTTTGGTTCCAACTCTTTTCACGATTCCACGTAGAAGAAAGAGGAAAGTAAGGCGTGAACCAATCATTGACTTTGGCGTTTTTGAAGAGGACGACGATGATGATGAGCGGAGAGTAGGTATTGACCCCGATGGAGACACTTCTTTTCTTGAGGCTGGCGAGCCGAATGGCTTGTCACCACAAGTTGGAAGTATTGTCGAGCCTGATGAGGAGGTCAATGTATGGGACAGGAATCTCGTTCAAAGGCATCCGTTTCGGTTCCACATATATCATGTTTTGACACCAGCAGTGCGCTGGTATGTTAACAATTGGTATGCGTTTGGAATAGAAGCACG